GATTAGCAAATCCACAAACTTATAACCAGGCAATAATTCATATTGCTGAGATACTCCTGGAGAAGTTGTTAGCTTAATTAATACAGGGTCTCTATTTACCATCGACATCGTCCTTCTTCTCAACATATCAATCTTTCTCTTTAACGGTTATTGAATACATGACACCGCTCGTAGCGATCTTCAAGATGGACATCTCGAAAGGCACGCCGGAAGTAGTGGTAATAGAACTACCGGACATTGATCTAAAACTACCAGTAGTAGGGATAGGCTGCGTAAAAGAAGCGGTAGGATTACAATCAAGATATATCTCTTCGCCTACATTCAGTGCCCTTGCAGACTCATTTATCGACAGGTTTGAAGCGGAGGATAGAGTAGCCTTAACCAACCTCTTGCTTGTCGGTATATTCACAAGAGTGGTGACAGCATTACTCCCTGTGCCGAAATTTACTATATCATCCACCTTCTTCTTGTCCTCCGCCGACATATACCCCGCAGTGGTGGGGGTGGCGGTAGGGGGAGTGCGGTATTGACCGTTGTCGGAGAGGTATTTTGTACCATCACCGTTATTAACAAGATTCATGGAATTCCAGGCACAGACATATGTTTTATCGTCTGTATAAACGGAAATCCTCTTTACATTTACTACTAAATTTGCATTTAACTCAAAGCTATTAAGTCCAGACATATTGATAGTCAACCCATATGACTCTTCATCCTTTGTCATACTAAAAGGGAAATACACAGTGTTAACACGTGCTAAAGACACTCTATTTTCATAAGCATCAACTACCTTTTGATAATTTTCCTCAGATAATGCACCACTTTCATTTGGAAATAAAGTTGTCAAGTCAAGGTACTGATTGCTCGCCACTATCTCCGACCACGCCCCATTGTTACGCCCGTAGGTTTTTCCGTCCTTTGGAGCATCTACCGTAATAGCCGCATCTTCTCCTGCTGGGCCTTGCGGACCTTCTGGACCTCGATCTCCTTTATCGCCTTTCGGGCCCTGTTCTCCCGTAGGACCTTGAGGGCCAGGATCGCCTTGAATACCCTGCAAACCTTGAGGACCTATATCACCTCTTTCACCTTGAGGTCCTTGAGGACCGGTATCACCTTTGTCGCCTTTTGGACCCTGAGCACCTTGAAGCGGACCATTGTTTTTCCACACGGAATTGATTGCATCATAAATATAAATGTCGTACGGAGCACCTTTACCAACGCCATAAGCATCACCAGCTTGTGGGGAAACTATTCCAGACTCTAATTCTTCCTGCGTGCTAAAATATCCAAGTACCTTAAAACCACTTCCCGTATCTCCTTTATCGCCTTTTACTCCCTGCTCGCCTTTAGGCCCAACAGGGCCTTGTGGACCAGTTTCGCCAATAGGTCCCTGCGGGCCTGTTTCTCCTTGAATCCCTTGTTCTCCTCTAAGACCTTGCGGACCAATATCCCCCTTTTCACCCTTCAATTCTGCCTTATCTTCTTCCGTCAAATCAGAAAAATGCAATTTCAGCTCGTCTTTCTGTTCCGGCGTTAGATCGGAAAACTTCAACTTCAAATCATCGTAAGAGACAAGTACACGATAAGCTGTATCTTCTTCACTGGTGTACTTCCATTCAATGCCTGTGCTACCAGTACGAAAAACAGGAGTATCACCGGCAGTACCTTTCAGATCGGACAAAGTGACAAGATTCTGCCAATTACCGTCCGTATAACGCCATTGGATATAGGTTTTATCCTGATTTACCTGCAAGAATACTTCACGTCCATCTACACCCTTCAAGACAGACAGAGCAACACGTACAAGCTTATATGTGCTACCCAATACCTGAAAGGCGGGAAGAGAGGACACACCGGTAAGTGAACTTACCTCTTCGTACTGCCCCGGATCTTTCGCCGTAGACGCAATCAAATCCTCCACCGCTGCCGCAATCTTCTGCAAGTCTTCCGGCGTGATCGTTGTCCCGTCTGATAATATGATATCTCCTGCTGCCATAGGTGTTAATCTATTTTATTCCTCTGTTCAAAAATTGATTTTGCATCCGCCAATGCCGCTGTATATATAGCCTCGCTATCAGCATCCGGTATAGACTTGTCAAATGATATATTCTTGGTCCCGTCTGCATTGATGATTATGTAGCCGAAACGAACATCTGCCTTCTTGACTGTACCCGTTACCGACTTAACGTTTTCCCCTTCATCCTGTGTGATATTGTACTGTACTTCGTAACCTGCCACATTGTTCAGGTATGTGCTCTTGACCACTGATGATACTTGTTCGAGTGCCATAACTTATTCCTCCTTATCTTTAGTTTCCACATCTGTCGTTCCGGCTTCAACAGCCTTTGCTATAATGATTTTAAACGACGTACAGATTATTTTCATCATCTGTTGATAGTCATTATCTGATATTTCTATTGCCCCCGTTGAATGGTAGATGATATGTGCCAGATCATACATCGGAACGGATTCTGCGCTCTTGATTATCGCATCTCCAATTTCATGTGTCAAATCAGCCTTCTGAAACTTATCTACACCATATTCTACATTTAACTCTTTGAAATTTACTTGTTTCATAATGATTTGTTTTTTTAATTATTTATCCTAATGAAATTTTTAATATATTTCCATCTCTCCAAACCATTCCCAATGATTTTGGATCTATGGTTGGAATTGAAGTAAGAATCAATCCTGTTGATAACGAACTTAAAATTTTTCCATTAACATCATGGACGGAAAATCCTGCTATCCCCATTGAATACCTGTATACTGTAGAACCAGAACTGCTATTTCTCAAATACATGTGTAAAGCTGGAATTGACTGATAACCAGAAACATTATCAAATTTAAATTCAGTCACTAATGAATTAGAATTATTAATCATTTTAAAACTTCTTTCTGAAGGGTCAATAACAAATCTATTTCCATTATTTGATGATTGAATTTTTCCAGTTATAGATAGATTCCCACCGATATCCCAAAAAACATTTTTCTTAGCTAACCATCCCGCACCATCATGCCCCAAACGTATAGCAGAATTTGCTCTATCTTCCCATGAGCTCCCCGCCCAAAATGCAGGACCTGTAATATCAGGAGACATACCCGCTAAACAGACAAAGGATGAATTAGAACCAGATCCCATTTCTATACGCCTATTTAACCTCATTTTGTTTGATCCAAAAGAATAAAATGCACCGGTTATATCTGTCACGGAATCTAATTCACCTTCAACACTATCAACTCTATTCCCTAAATTATTTATATTGATATTTAAACCCTCTGCTGTTTGATTAACAAAACTCTCACTTGCAAGTCCTTTTACAGAAGATGATATCTGGCTACTTGTCCAACTTGTTGTAGCATATCCAACTAAAGCTCCATCAACATAAGATCCCACCTCGGTTTGTATTTTACTACTTGTCCAGGACTGAGTAGCGTAATCCCTTCGTACAACTTGCTGGAATTCGTCATATTCTTCCTTAAACGAAGTAAGTTCAGCTTTATCCGCCTTTAAAGATAAAGAGGTATCATATTTAGTATAAATTTTACCGGTCTCGGCATCAACATAATCTTTAGTTGCACGTAACTTAATTTCTTCTTCGTTTTGTGTGATTTGAGTTTGTAGATGTACAATAGCATCCGCAATCTCATCAGAAAACAGCCCTACACCATAAATAAGTATCTCACCAGTGAATCTCAGTTCAAAATCACCTTCCCCGTTCCATTTCCCGACCTTAGACAACTTTTGATAGCTGTCGCTTTCCGATAGCTGCTCTTCATGATACAACTCGGTTCCCGGGATACCGAAACCGCAAGAACCGGGACGGAGCACCTTATAGAACAAAGAGAAAGAATACGTCTTTTCTTCTTCTTCCGTGTGATCCGGGATATTCATTATAGCATTCTGCTGAAGGATATACGTGTTCCTTATTCGCAGAACGTTTTGACCGTTGTCATTATAAATATCGGCAACTTGATCCTTTTCTACATAGAAGCTACCATCCAGCCAAAGATATTCTCCACCTACGTTGATAAAATGAACGTTATTTGCGGCTGTCCAATAGTTTGTATTCTGGCTGAAAGAAGAGTTTACAAGGATGTTACCACCTTCTGCGGATATGTCGTTACGGATGCTATCAATAAGGCTTTCAAACTTGCCGTTCATGGCAATAAAGGTCTGCTCAATGGTATCTCCGTTTTGAAGAATGAATGTCGAGTTTTCAACGTATATCCCGTTCAAATAAGCCCCATAACCAGACAACTGATCGCCTCTCTGTGTCCTGATTCCTGTCAGGTGTCCAATACGGGCTTTCAACTTGCCTTCGGTGCTGGCATCAGTAATACCATCGTACACATCGATAAATGGCGCACCGCTATCGGCCGTTGTTAGATATATTAATCCCTGCCGGTCCGTATCTTCATTGTTACCCCAACGAAGGGCAAAATCTCCGGCTTCCGGTTGCCCTGTCCCTTCTATCAGAGGAATAGCTATATCAAAATAGTCACTGTCTACACCGATACAACGTCCGAAAAGATACTTGATACTGGTCGTTCCCGTCCGTGTCTGTATTCTGACACCGTCACCCTTACGCAGGTTCATAAGCATAAGACCATCCATATCGTCCATATAACAGCGATAACGGTCAGACATCACTTCTACTCTGGCTATTTTGTTGATGTCAGAAACAATCTGGCTACCTCCTAAACCGTAAATCTGGGAATAGACAATCTCGTAAGCAGTGAATGTCTTTCGAATAAAGAGGTTGTCCATCTCCCCGGTGGCCGTCGGTGTGTCTATCTGCCATCCCCAACCGGTAAAACCGGATGCAAAAGTTGGCGATCCGGTATTGCCCCCCACATAGATATCACTCCTCACACGAAGCGAATCCAATATGGCGGCGCCCGTACTCTGGATCTCCCAGCCTTTACCTTCCCAGCCATCTATGAAAATGGAAGAGCCGATCTTCTTGTCAAAAAGTATATTCCCGTGGGCGGTATCGTCGATATCTTTGCGAAGATACATATCACTTATGTCTACATAAGCCTTATTTATCTCATATAGTGTACGCAGTGCGGAAAAAACATTTTCATCTGAAGCAGCAGTAGCATCATCCTTTTTCACGATATAAACACCAAAGCCGCCACCTTGATTCACATAAGTATTCCCTTTAAACTGAATATTATCTAACTTTTGTTCCAGTTCCCCTAATCGGGAATAGGCTGCACTTTCCCCGATTGTGTATACAGGGGAATCGTAGGGGATATCCAACTTCTTCTCAAAGCCGATTACACGAGAGATACGACCGTTCTCAAAATACGCCTTATTTATAAGGTTTACTTTCTGCCCCGGCAACAGATTGATTTCTTTTTCTGGATTTAACAACCCATTGTTTTCATCATAACCGGAAGCCCGGTAAGAATTAAGACTGCATGTATATGTCGAAGGATCAGAAACGACCTTGTCCTTATATGCAATCGTTCTTTCCAAAAGTTCCTGTTCAGCCTGTGGAATTAGAGCGTCATTTACATAACGGGTATCAAAATTGTACAAGATATATTTATTCCCTATACCTGGAATAAGTGGGCTTTCTGGCAAAGTCTGTCCATAAGTATCATTGCGTACTATTTCAAACACTTGCGCTTCCGGGTTATCTTCCGGCAATCTTTCCGGGTTGAATTCCAAGGCAAAATCCATTCCCGAAAGGGGACCGGTCTGAAATATGACGTGCAAGTCCTGTCCGGGAAGAATATATTCTTTTTTAAATGTCAAATTCGCATCCTTGAACCGATATACAGTGAATGTGATAGGATCGCCAGAATCATCCTCATCCGTGATTTCCTTAGGAATTACTTCAGTTATCGTTCCGGTCACACGAGGATAGATGTCCTCAAAGATAATGACCGCTTCAACAACCTGCTCTTCCTCCAAGCCTTCGATAACATCCACATACGGAGTCCCAGCAGGAAGCATCAGTCTTTTTTGGACTACACCCTCTACGACTGCCCCCGTTTCTCCCTTCCGATAGTCAGAAGGGAGATTTCGAGACGATCCAAAAGCATATAGTCTTGTTGCAAAAATATCCTGACTCTGGCTCCTTGACATTGAAGATATTTCCTTCCCTATTTCCAAGTTTACAGGTTCCCCATGTTCCAAATGTCCAAGATATATTTTATCCCCATCAACCCACCATTCACATTCCCATGCCTCCGCTATTTTTGTTAGAGCATCTATGATGTTTGTGTTGTTATACTGCACCAATTTAGCTACAGGATCAACAGTGCTATCCACTATAGCTTGATATTCCTTGCCTTTAAAAGTAAATCCTATTGCACGGAGATTGGAAACGACAATGCTCAAATGCGCTTCCGGGGAACGGGTAAGGCTCCAAGATGCTTCTTTATTTCCTTGTCGATCATAAAAAAGTATATGATTCTTCCATCGATAATAATGTGATTCTAGCCTAAGTGTATAATCATATCCACCATTAGAAGTATTAAATGTTGGGTATACCTTATCTGTTATATAATAAAGCGAGCCTTCATAATCCACATTGTCGCCTATCTCCAATTGTACCGGAGTTTCTAAAGAGAATACAATACTAATATAATCCTCTTTCATCAGCTCAAATCGATGCAATGAACTCGATCCTATTGATACTGACAACTTGATTCTGTCTGATATGTCCCTTATATCAATCATATGTTCAAAGTTCAGGGATAAAAAAAGGAAGTCCAATTTTCTGAACTTCCTAAATACGACAATCATTTTATTGTCGTGAATTAATCTCTATCATCAGGATTAGGCTCTTCAAACTTAACGGACAACCGGCTGTTCATACGTGACCGATCAAGGGCAAAACTTGTAGATTTTTTATACACAAGGGTAAAGGATATACCAATAGCCGGAACCCGAACTATAACTTTCCCTCTTTGAAGTTCCGAAACAAACTTTGCATAATTGGACAAATATTCTTCGGGAGTATCGCCGTGAATATTAAACGTCAATGTCACATCACGACTTGAAATTTTAGGATTGTTATATATTACCATCTTCCCGTTTTCAAGGCGGCTTTCGCTTTCTATAAAATCCTTATTGCCGGCAGGAGTAAGAAGGTTCTGAATAAAGCTTTCCCCCATAGCAACCCTATATGTTCCCCAAGCATCATTACTGTTTATAAATAAGTCTCCCAACATAATCTATAATATTTTTGCAGTTCCGTCATTTATAATATCGACTTCACATCCTCCGATATTTACAACTAATATCACGGAATAGTTAGTTGCTTCTATTTTAGCCTTTCCCCCGTGCATAAGCATTACCTTATGAACCTTTGTATTATCATCATAAGACAAGCTCGCAATGGTATTTCCTACTACTGCAACATTCGGTTTATTGCAGAGTTCAATATATCCACAATCCACATAAACCCCAAACGGTTTCACATTCTTGGCCATCCCCCTAAATGATTCTAGGGGTGGATAGTTGTTATGTTCGCAAAACTCCCGGCCTTGTGGGGAAAAGAAAAGCCAACACAAACTTTTCCAGTCTGTAGCTTTTCCTGACTCACAACAAGCACCTAAAGAGATTGCTTTCTGCATTATATCATGAACTTTCATACTATAAATTATTTGTATTGTTTTCTATCTTTGTCAACTTGGAAACTACTTCTTTTAATTGCTTTACCGTATCTCCGGTATTATCACTAATTTGCTGCAATTCTATATATATATTAGCCATCATCACGCGAGTTTCATCTGCAATATCATACAATGACGCAATTCTTATATTTATCGAATCAATACTTGCACTTATATACAGCAGATTTGCAATCTGGTTAGAACTCTGCAAATACAAAAGAATTTCTTCCCCAATCATTTGCAAAGCCGTAAATCGCCCATTCAATTCATTCGCTGAATCTTGAGACATTACTTCAAATCCTCCGCTTGTTGCCTGTTGCTCATATTTGCTTTCATCCTTTAGCCATTTGCCAGAATTTTCAAATATTTCTTGTGCCTCCTTGTCCATCTTTTCCTTCAACTTATTCAATTCGGCTTCTTCCCATGGTGATATAATACCATCGGACATATAGTCGGCCAACTGCTTCATGAAATCTTGAACCGAAGGAGACAGCTTCTTTTTTAAAAACTCTATGATAGCGGTTTTAATGAGTGTTTGAACAGCTTTAGCGGATGATTCTGCGGCATTTTCTCCTGTAGCCCATGCGTCGGCATAGGCCTTAGCAAACTCATCAATAGCGGACATAACATCTGTCCCAGTGATGGCCTCTATCGCTTTTTCTTTATTCTCTTCAAGTTGAGCATTAATATCGTCTAATTGTTTCTGCCACTCTTTTATACGATTGTCATCTGTTTTTTTCTTGTCTTGCTCTTCCTTGATTTGTTGCTGAATAAGAAGTTTTTGTTGCTCAAGAAGTTTATTTTGCTGATCTATTAGTTGAGAAGCATCAGTCGAATAGGCTTTTTCTATAGACCTTCCCAGCTTTTCATATGACGCATCAAGTACATCAATCTGATCCTGTAATTTCTGGATGCGCTTTTCATTTTTTTTATCATGAATTTTAGCGATAGCGGAAGCCAAAGAAGAAACGACGCCAATAGCTGCTCCGGCTGCGGCTCCAATGGGGCCAAACATTGCTCCGGCTTTTTCTCCAACCATACCCAACTTTTTCCCGATAGAAGCCGCTAATTCTCCAATTTTTTCTCCAGACATAGCACCCTCCATTCCTGCAGAAATAGAGTCAAATATAGTATCAAAACTATCAGCTATATTTTCAAAAGCACTAATATCAAAAGAATCACTCAATTTCCTAAATGAATTTGACAAAAATTGGACCGAAGAAGTAACCTCATTTACACCTTCATTTATAAGCTGCAATGATTCCGTTAATTTCTTAGGATCATTCCCTGCGGCGAAAAAACGTTTTAAGCCTTGTGTTACTTTATCAAATGCAGGCTGTAAAGTCTCTGCTTGATCTTTTACTCCCCTTAGCGATTCACTGGCCTGCCGTATAGCTTCCGGTGCTTCTTGCCAGCGTCTAAATTCATCTTCTGTTATACCTAGTTTTGAGCCAACAGTTGCGTCCCATTTACCATTTTTGATAAAATCAAGTGCTTCCTGACCTTTTGAAGCAAGTTCTTGCAGCTCCTTCAAAGATTTATCGCGCATATCTCCAAAAAGAGCAATAATAGCATTTGAAGAATTTTTGGTCTTAATTTCAAGATCAAGCAATTCTTTATCCCATTGCTTACCAAGCATCAATTTTTCGCCTTCCGTTTCAGCATTAGCGATCTTTTGACCATATTCGACTGCAAGAGCCATTTTCTTCTCCTGATAAGAACCATATTCTTTCAAATAATCATTCATAGCCTTACGCTGGGCTTCAACCTGCTCATATTCCACTTCTTGAGTAGAACGCATACGGGTAGTTTTTGCCTGCGTAACGGCCGTTTTTATTTCAACAGTCTGCTCTTGCGTCAGTTTTCCTCCTTGTGCTTCTCTCCATTCTTTCTCCTTTTTACGGATAGCCTCTATTTCACGATCGTAATCATATTCTATTTGGGCAATGCGCTTATCGGAACCTTCCTCCATCAGATCAATCCGGGATTGCTCGTTACGACGTTGAAGTTCGAGCAGTTCGTTGTTTATTCGCTTCTGAATCTTCTTTTGCTCTTTTGCTTGCTTTTCGGCTTCTTTTTCTGCGGCTTTATTTTGTTTATCATAAGAATCGTAAACTTGCAATTGCTTGGTTGCTTCTTGTATATTAGCTCTTGCCTCTTTATATCTTCTCACGGTTTCCTCATCTATCCCTTCAAATTTCCCTGCGTCAAGTAATTTCTTTTGGTCCGCAGCTATTGAATTTAGATAAGATTCCGCTTGAGACTTCATCGTCTCATAATGTTTCTTATTCTCTATTATGGCTTGGTCTGCCTGTTCTTTGTCAAAGAATGGGTTATATTGTTCTCTGATTCTTCTAACATCATTATTGTATTTATACACTTCAAGCGAAAACTTCTTCAACTCGTTACCTAAGTTCGCTAAAGCAAGAGGATCTTTAATTTGGTACTTATCTCTTATTTTTGCGATTGCTTCAGAAGCTGCTTTTATAGAATTTTCTCCTTGATTGTATGATTCCTCTATTGAATCCCTAAAACCTTTTACTATTTCAGAAGAAAGTTGTTGATTTGCTATTCCGTATGTTTTTGACACGGATTTCTCCAAATCATCCATAATTGATACTTGATTCTTAATACTATCTTCTGTCGCTTCATCAATCGCCTTTTGCTGGACCTTTGCTGCTGTAGCCTCTTGTATTGATTTTGTTACAACTTTATAAGCATTGTTCAATTCATCTAAAGACGACTTTTCTGATAGTAGATAAGGCAAGTATTCCCCATACGCTTTGTTTATCTCACGTATGGCATTCGCCCGTCCTTGTGTCCCTTCTTCAGTACGTTTAACCGCATCGAACAATAATTTAGCATTGGCTTGTCCTTTTTCTACTAAATTATTAAATTCTTTCAATGACTCATTCAACCTCTTTTGCGCTGTATCAGCTCCAAACAAATTCTTCGTCCATTCGATAATATCCTTTCCATAGACAGACAGCATTGTTATTGCAACAACAAGTGCTGTTTGCCAACTGAAAATAGACGAAATTAACTGTTTCCATACTGGCGCAACTTTAGCTACATCATTGTTCCCGGCCGCAACAGCCGCTTTAAAAGCCTTGTATTCTGCCGACGCTTTCTTTAACTCGTCTGCAAGCATAGGGAGGTTGTTTGATATGGCCAAAAAGAAAGTATTCCATCCTATAGCTAAAGATGGCAATTCTCTCGCTACTTGTTGTACCGACATTCCCAAACCATTCCAGGCAGAAGCGTAGTTTCCTACATTTCTTTGATATCGGCCGGTAGCCTGTTCTGCCGCACTAATCTCGGTATTCAACGACTGTATCTGCTTTTGCAAATCGGTTCCGATCGCAGCCTTTCTATCCGAAGCGGACAGACGATCATATTCTGCATTAAGTAATGATAACTGTTTTCTCAGGGAAACAAGAGAATCCGCTGCCACCCCTTCTATTTTTATATTGTCGGAATATTCTTTTCTGAGTTTTTTTAGAGCCTCATTTTCTATTGTATATTGGTGAGTTATTTCCTTTAATTCAGTCAAGATATTTGATCCCTTTTGCCCCCTCTTGTCTATATCAGACAATGCCAAATAAGACTTATTTAGTTTCTTGACATCTTCATTTAAGGCTTTGACTTTCAACTGTTGTTCAACAAATACATCCGTAGCATTATTAAGCTCCGATGCCATCTGTCGTGCGCCTTCCATTACTCCATTAGATACATTAAGCTGATCTATAATACGTTGATAATTTCGAACCTGCTGCTCATATTCTTTCAGTTTCTGTGTCGATTCCTGATATTTCTTATTTAACTCTTCGAAACCCTTCATGTCACCAGCAACATTAAAGTCTTTAAGAGCCGTTTTCAGAGCTTCTACCTCTTCTCTGAGTTTTTGCACTTCTTGCCATTTGGCAGAAACATCAAAACTAAGTTTTGCCATAAATTACCCCTCTTTCTTTGTCCGGTTCAATAAATAACGTCCGTCTCGCTCGATAATCAGATCACCTGTGACTTGGTGTAGAATATCCTTTTGCATTAATAATAGATTTCTATATGGAATACGATACACTATCTCATTATAAGTTAGCTTTAAAGTTTCCATGAATGTGGCAACTTGTCCTATCATTGTCTCATTGCCTATCACTTTGGTATCGCCGCCATTCTTGCCACGCTCTCGGCTAAGGCGGCACAGACGAAAAAATCCTCTGCGGAGATTAGATTTATAACCGTTTCAAGTGCTTCTTTCAATTCCTTCATTGTCGCATCTTGAATCTCCGTATATTTATCCGGATCGTCAAAAATGAAAACAGACAATCCCTTTAGCAGATTCTCCAAATCTTCTTTTGCTTTACTCAGTTCTTCTTTACCTGTTGTGGTACGATCTATACAAGACAGATATTTTATTGATTTACATATAACAGCTATTGTAGGAGACTGAATGGTATATGCTTTACTTCCCAAAATGACGACTTTGAGGTCATCGCCTAAAATAGCGTTAGCGACTAAATTTGCTGCTTTGTTCATTGGATATTCATATTAAGCAAGAAAGGGACGGGCAGAATGTATCCGCCTGCCCCTTTCTGTTGTGATTCATTAATGGTACTTTAAATTCCCTTTAAAGTCTTGCCTTCAACATCAAACTGATATTCGGATGCAATGGTAGTTGAAACCTTCAAAGGAATGGCTGAAATAGCTAAACCAACGGCTCCATCGGTAGACGCTCCGCGCCCGATAACATTTGCTTTAGGGAAAATAATCGCTACATTATCATTAGATACAGCAACAACGCATTTATAACGCTGTTCCCCTGAGTTTCCTCTTTCCCAGCCTTTGCTATCATCTAATGGTTTACCACCCATCAATTCTGCCTTAGTGTCAAAGTCATAGGCGCCAATCGTCCAGTTTAGACTTACTGATCCTGCTTCAAAAGATGATCGGTATGTCTGTCCGGTCAATTCGTCCTTATACTCTGTTGTTGTACCGTCTTCTTCGGTAAACTCATATGTACCTTGATGTACATTGGGAACTTCTTTGAAAGAAGTAAACAATGATTCAAGTGTTGCATAAGTTGGAGCTGCTTCTAATGGCTCTCCATAAAGAATTTGCTTTACTCCAATCACGGATACTGTTCTTCCTGCCATATTCTTATTCTTTTACATTTAATACTTGAAATAATATTCTCACATTTACATAGAAACATTTTAAATCCCTGTTTTCTTCTATCCTTGTCGTATCGACCTCGTATGTATAAGATGTACCGTCGTAAGTAGAAGTGGCATGTAATTCCTTGACAGCCAACCTTTCTAAAGCATTAAGTCTTGTAAGAGGAGCTGTTCCTTTACGATCAAGATAAGGGATACAGATATTCACATGAACAAATCCTGCTTTCCAATAGATGCCCGGCTCTACCGAATTAACGATAATAACAACCCGCTCGGACTTCACGTCTCCTTCGGGAACCGCTCCGTCTTTATACACCTTCTTGATTCCCAGTTTTTGGGCATCTTTATAAAGTATAGTCTGTATGTCTGTTGTAACTATCATTGCAGCATTGTCCTTACTGTTATCTCTGCATCATCAATCACACATAATCCCTTGCTATTGACAAAACTTGCATAATCCATACCCGCAACGACAATAAGTGTGAAACCTTTCGATTTACAGGCAAGGCTTCTCGCATATTCAAGACCTTGTCGGCTTCCATCACTACCATCGCCGGACTTACCTCGCGCCCAAAACTGGACTGTTTTCCGCGCTTTGGTGGTGAAATATACCTTTTCGTAGTTTTCTCCACGTCCCTGAATCTGCTTAAATCCTCCCTCTTTGATTATCTTTCCATCCTGAGCCACCACATAGCCTAACGAACTGCGTAGATTTCCCGTAATATTGTTATATTTCCCTTCTCTAACAGCCGTTTCATAAGCCCTTTCCCCCATCTCTACAAGATGAGCGAATACTTCGCTAAAAACTTCTTCAAAGAAGTTATCAACATCTGAAAAATCATATTTAGCAGTAATTATTCCAGCCATATTTGTCCATAGTTTAGATAATCCGTTGTCATAGGATTGATTACTATCCCCTCACCACGAATAGAACCGTCAGCATTCAAAACACGAACGACATCTCCGGCATTAATTTTTACCTTTTCTGTCACAACACGATATTTGTAAGGGTAAGTAACACCATTAACTGTATAGGCACGGTCAGCACTCTGATCGTAACATTTACACTTACAAACTAGCTCCCAACTATCTTCGCCTGTTCCCTGAATAGGATTGCCATCTTTGTCGTATTCGTATTCCTTTACGACTTTCCTTTCTAATATGTGAGGTGCATAATACATTACCAATACATTGAAGCGTCAGAGATTCTACTTGATAAAACATCCTCTATGCCTAATTGCTTACATAACAATGAATAATACACTTTGATACCGTCCTTATCCCAAGAAACAGAAAACCCACTCTCATTAACAGATGTAGGACGAGCCAGCAATGATGGAATAAATTCGGCAATAGCCTTATTTACTTCATTTATATTATCTTGAGCAATCTCACTTTCAAGTGATATAGAACTATTCAAAGTTATATCCACAAGATCGGCCTCCGACAATTCAATGCCGAAGGAGCCGATCTTTTGTGTTATGTAATCAGCGATTTTCATTATCAATCGGGTTCTGTGTTCAACGACGCAATACCATTGATCTCCGTGATCACAGGCAAAGCAAATGTTTCAGCCTTTACAAACTCAACACCATTCGAGTTCTGAGTTTCACCTACTCCCCATTGAGCTACACGAATGCGACCATAGTTGGAATAAGTAACGCCGGGTTCAGGCCTTAATTCGTTATTGACATAGGCATTTTTGATTGTCCCCAAACTGCCGGAAGGAATAAAGACAAGGTTCTTTGCATTCCACGGATTGTAAGGGGTGAATGTACCATTGTTCTGAATCAAACACTGACGTCTAACCGGTTCCAAGACCGGCAATTCATTAGATCTCATAAATTCGTTGAGATTATTCAGCAGCAATGGGCTATTCTGCTTATCTGTTCCGAAAATTACCTGCTTCATCTTCTTGCTTCGAAGAATATAAGAAATTTTAGAAGGAGCAAGCAAGATACGATCAAAGACTACTTTATCGGAGAAAGCATCTACGATGGTCTGAATATCTTCGAATACATCTACATTAGCAATGTTCTCATCATTCCATTTCAGAGTAACCTTACCTTTATTTTCGGCAGGCATGTTATAATCGATAGTCGTTTTAACACCACCCTCAGGGTTATTCGTTTCATCCAATGTGGCAATACCTTCATTAGATAACGCCCCCATAGCGATGATATCCAGTTTTGCCTGTACGCCTTGAACCGGAGTTCTAACATTACCCCACATCAGGTCAATAAGCTGTCTTTTTGCGACTTCTTCCGGAATTGATTTGCTGTCCAGAATTTCCAGAATCTTTCTGTAATCATCAATGGTCAAAGGCAGTGTAATTGCATGGTGGAGCACCTTTTGAGCAATAGTTTCAAGCCCATGAGTGCCCAATACCGGTTCTTTCGACTTATCGTCAATTGTTGCAGCCGCGATAGTGACATTATACTTGCCTTTGATTTCTTCGAAATTTAACCCAATGGTAGGATAATCCCAACTGAAAAATCTTTCATAGAACACGTTATCGAATAACAACTTATGTTGTCTTGATACCGCATCAAAACGCAATTGAGTTTGCCTTGTGAGCTCTCCAAAAAGAGAACTATACTTTAATCTTTCTGCCATAGTATTACTGTTTTACGTAAATAATATTAGGGTTGTTTTTCATACAGATACCCTGCATCCATGAAGCGGGTAATTGCACTGTATATCCCAAAAGGACAACTGCGTCATACGCAGCCGAAACAGTGTCTTGATCACCGCCGGACAAAGGTTCAGTGTCTTCACCAACAACCGCGTTTGGTTCATACTTGGCCGCAGAACTACTTGTAGCCGTCGCTTCAATAAGAACATCGTCTGCCACAAGCCCCGAAATAGCAGACGACAATGTCAATACATCATAATCTGCATTTGACGTATCAATGGAAGATACCGTAACACCGGTTGTTTCCCCCTCCTTCATTACGATATCATTAATCTGAAATAAAGTTCCTTTAGGGACTCTCGGTTTTGTGGTTGTTCCGCCAGATACGACTTTTGCATATTTGGATACAGCCGCAGTAAGGGTTCCGATAACAATATGTAATGGTGTCCCTTTGGGAATTACTGTCCCTTTTGGGAAAGTCTGCAACAGTTTATATCCTCCAGGGAGGATTTTGGCTTCTCCACGCCAAAATACCGGCATGTTGCCAGCATAAGATTTACCTTCGAATTTAACTCCCATTTGTTTCTATTTTTTAATGGTTAATTTGCATCTGGAAGACCTTTTGCCCATTCTTCAGCCATTTCTTTAGATTTTTCCTCTGAAGTAGACAGAACGCCAGATGCGTTACTACTCTCAAGCCCTGCGGTAACAATGTTTTGCTTTACGCCTGCCAAGTAAGAGTTAATTGCAGCCTCATCCATTTCCGGGGTGATGGCAAATCCCTCTTTGGCTCTCCATTCCGGTATACCTAGTTCTTTCGCCTTAGAAGCGATCATATTAGCCCTTACAGCCTGCTGTTCCTTTGCTTTATAAGCATTAAGCTCTTCTTGAATGGGAAGCAGTTTTGCAGTAAGTGCGTCTTCAATCATCTTCTGCAAATCGGGTTCGTTTTTTTTCTGCTCGCCCCCACCTGCAGATTCTTCTTTCTTTTCCCCTTTTGCTTTATTGACAGCATCAGTTACCCGCTTATCAATACCACTCTGAAGAGAAGACAAGAATGTTTTTTGACCATCAACAACGGCCTGTAGATTTTCATCAGTTACAAAGCCTGTATTAGCAAGAGCTTCGGCCTGTCCCTTCAAGATTTCATCGCTTAACCCAAGATTTGAATAATTCTGTTTTAAGGAGTTGAAAATTTTATCTTTCATGTTTGATCGTTTTTAATTCAGCATAAAAGTATTAAGTAGCTAATTGGGAGAGAAATATTTAACTTAATGAAATACGACAATAGATTCATTGTCGTAAAATTGTGCCACTTTATAACAAAAAACAATACCATATAAATAATAATCCCTATAAGAAGAATAGGATTGTGTCTTCTTGCAGGGATTATTATATTCCAACCGACTGTTGCTTGTCACTGCTTGATCGGCTGCGCATGCGCCGGCACATCCTTTAAATCGTACGGTCCCGGTGTCATAGCCTGTATGCAGAGGTACAATACTCCGTCCTGCGTGTAGTACTTGTTAAATTCAAGTGCCATATTTTGCTTATATGGAATAGGATCTTCTATCGTGCCGGAATGTTCTTCTGCGTCTACTATTTTCCACAGGCTTAGGGTAGCTGTGCTAGGCTTCCAGTTCTCTTGTGTGAGATGATCTTTAACACATTCCCAAAGGACATCTTCAACTCGGTATCGTTCACCGGTTTTGACGTTTATTCCGGTTTCCCATTCGGGGTATTGATCTTTGACCTGTAAGGCTTCCGACGGGGAAAGGCCATATGTATTTATCTCTTCTGTAGCCTCCTTGTCCAGTTCGTCCAAAGCCAATAATCTGCTGAACTGCCTATTGATTACGGGTTGTTCTCCTTCTGGATAAGTCCATTCTTCACTATTCAGTAGTTCGACAAAAGACGGATCGCTAAAACTATAGCGAGGAAAATCTTCATCATCGAAGGGTGCAAGGTATTCTTCATGCAAGATTACCTTGCTCTGGTCTACACTTGTCCTCATTTCCGGTAGGACTTCTATTCCGTGGGACTTTGCCCATACAATGTTTACAATTGCGTATTTCATATTATTTTGCTTTTAAAGTTTGTAAATAGCTATATGCTTTGATACATTCGTCTTTGGAGAGGAGCTGGTTGTTGTAGATGCCTAAGTTTTTGAAAGCCATTTTGGTGAAATCTCTGTTAAAGTACCCAATAGCCATTACCCCTTTACTAATTGTAGCCTCCTGTTCTATATTGTTTCTTATTTCCTGCCAGTCATTAAGATATATGCGACCATCAGAACAGATAGCTTTTAAAGATTTAACATCTTCAACAGAAAATCCCTGTCCGGCGTTTATATATTTATACACAAATATTCCATAATCTCTATTGTATAAGTAGAAAGAGTAAACTTTTGTTAAGCCAGCATTCTTATTTTCGTTAGTTATAAATTCCCAATTTCCAACAATCGTCCAATCCTCGTTCAATGTAAAAGCAGCACTTCGAACCTCATCATCCACCCCATCAGTAACCAGATAGCCAGCATATTCACCTTCTTTATTGTAGCCACTTCCTTCGATAAACCCAAAATTAGACAGTACAAGATCATTACCATTGCCCGTAATATTGGCAATAGTAGCACGATCTTCGTCCTCGTTGGTTTTGCCTACCACTGTCCATGCTTGATCGGGGAAGAGCCAGGGATAGGTTTTAACGAAGTAGTCTTTGATCTTGGTCAGTTCTTCTTCGGTGGCATCGTGATCGAGAAATACAAGTTCCCAGATAGCCGCTTTAGAAAAGGTTGGGAAATCTTTGTTTCCCTTCCCAACTATCAATTCATTACTTCCTATCAAACTCCCAGGTTCTATATTTTTACCATTATATAGTTTGGATGTTTGATAGGAAAATGGGGACTTTCCCCTATCAACAGAAGACACGTACCCAAAAGAAATTGCCACATTAAGAAAATTGATTCTTAAATTGTTATACTCAAACAAAAATGCACCATTCTGACCCCAATTTTTACAGTTAGAAACCAATGCCGTTGAATCATTTTTTTCTTCTATCCACTGTCTCAACGCCACAACCGTATATCCCTTTTCCTTAGTCAGAATAGGGAAGTTATCACAGGTACCGTAATCGTCTACTCCGTCAAAAACGAGTGCGCCGGGGTAGAGGGGTAGTTGTTCGATGGTGATGTTGCATGATTCCTGCAATTTTAAGAACCTGAATCCGTAATAAGCATTTTTAGCTCCAAAATCAAAACTTGGTAGATGATATATACCATCATTTTCAATTCTCATTATAACAAATTGTTGTGTTCCATTAGAAACATATTCAATTCCTTGTCCGTCTGTTAAACCAGAAACTTTGATAGTACATGATAAAACCCTAAATCCAGTATCACTTAGTGATGATTGATAAAATAATTGAGCTAATCTATTATCCTTTATTGATCTTGCATTAAAAGACTTATAAGTCCAAGTGGCATCAATTCTTGATTCTACCTTATACCATTTATTACTATTATAGTTCTCTGTATATCCACCTACCCCACTCATTCCACCCCAAGCGAAATTCTTGAAGGATAGGAACCTACCTTTGCCATCCGCATCCTCAATCCTCGGATCGTCCATAGCCGCCATCATCTCGTTCGTCAGGCCGCCAAAATGCCAGCGGGTGACATCGCCCGGAAGTTGCGGGAAACCGTCGCTGGAACCGCCACCACGTCCTCCAAGTCCCAGCTTTATCCCTCTCAAGTCTATGCTCGAAAGATCAATGCTGGATAAATTGATATTCTTGAGAGTTATCATTGCAGTACATAGATTTTAGATGGTTCCGTTGTTGTCACGAGTCTTACCGTCTGTCCAGATTTGCCTATTACCCCATTCTCCCAAAGTATGACGTTTCGGGCGGGATAAGCCGCGACCACCCAATTATCACCAGTAATGCTTCTTTCCAAAACGATATCGCCCTTATCTTTCAGTTCTACATGTAGAACGATATCGCTTGATTCAAGCGATATGGAATCCGATATATACCTATCTCCCTGCTTGCTAAATGTTACTTCCGTTGCCATAATATTTTAATTATCAATTTTGTGAATAAATATATCTTGTACCACCATTTAAGCGAGGTTTTAACTTCTATAGTGCCGGAATTTTCATTGTTGATTGGAGTCAGACGAACCGGCATTACCATTTGCTTGATTGATTTCATTATTAATAGTTCTTTGTCGTTTTTCCTCCAATATCTTTCGTATTTCATCCTCTGGTTTATCCGTTATACTAAGCATTTTCACGGCTGTTTCAAGAGATATAATACCGTCGTTATACAATTCGCCTATTGCTGCCCACTTCTTATCTATATCTTCTTGAAATGGTTCGGAAAACTCAAAATCAATATCTAAAACCTCCAGTTTAGAGCGTAATTCTATATGAGTTACATTCTTCATGATGGCCAATATCAGATTCTTTTCGCGGTCTACCGCAATCTCATATATTTCCTTGCGATTGTCCCTTTTCATATAAGATGGAGCCATTGCACGCTTTAAAGCCTCTCCTGTTAACGTGCCCAAGCCTTTCGTATTCTCCGGTGAAAAGTTAAAAGTAAAGGTGTCATTAAGGATAGATTCTTTCAGTATGTCTTTTTCAAATTTCTTGAGTTCGACGGAATCCGGTGGTGCTACATAGTCGAACATACTATCTGGTCCGTGCATCCTAATAACTTCCCCTACATTATCTGGATCACTAAGAGAAGCCAACACATCTGCCGAAACTTTAGCTTTTGGATCTGCAAAATAGTTGACAGTATCGGCAGATTTTGAATCGACATACTCGTCCCTATTTATACGAGACTGTGCGCCCTCCCATTCTTTTTCCTGTTGATAATAGATGATATTGATTTTACCAGTAGGATTAATTACGGGCAGAACCTCCCATCCGCGATCATTTTTCTTGCATCTATAAATAAACTTTGGAGTCTGGATATCGAAATGTTCTATCGTGTTTACTCCTTCTTTCAAGTAATATCCATAACCGAAAGCCAACATGGTCCCGTACTGGTCGAAAAGAGGACGCAAGGTATAGCCCAAAGATTTTGCCAGCAAAACAACTTTCACCTCCGCTTTTCCGGTTTCCTCGTTGCGGTAGATATGGTACAATTTAGCACATTCCGTCTCGGCGCCTGCTAAACGTTTAGCCTGACGCATGGTAGTGTTGAAACGGGTATCCTTCAAAAACTGAGTATATGCGTCAAAAGCAACATCTTGCACGTCGGGATCATTTTTGCTCCATTTTATCGGTTGCCCCAACAGATAAAACAATGCAACCTCATTTATATAGGCCTGCCATCTACGAGGGAGTTTTTCCGTGATATATGGCTGTTTGTCCTTTCTGAGTTTATTTTTGCGATTCATTACATCATGGAGAGCAGGATCGTATTCTTTTATTGCTTCCATAACTTCCAAATCTCGATTTTGAAACAACTCCATCGCCCGACTTATATTTTTTTCTGCGATCAAAGTCATTAAGTCTTTGTTAGTGCTTGTCCCATTTAAAGATCCGCCCCTAAACAAATCCACTATGTAATTCAATATCGATGCCATATCTTAATTTTTAATAAATTCCTAAATCTTCCTTAGAATACTGGTGCGTAGTTAATACCTTACCGAGCAATTTCCCTATCGTATAATACCGAGAAGCGTCTATAAGATGGTTGTAAGCATCAATAGGCTCGTTTATAAATTTACCATCTTTATTTTGCTCATAAACGTAATTTTTAAGCTCTCGGATCAAATTGACAGACCTACGAGTAACGCATATTTTATACTCCATCATTTTAAACAAGCCTCCCATGACGGATCCTTTATATTTATCGGCGGGAAAGATAATAATCCCCGCATTAGCAATCTCCTGTATTAACCTAGGGTCGGCACTATCTGCGTAAACAAACAATCCTAGCTTCTTCAATTCTTTGATGATTTCGCTTGTGAGCATATGCGTCCGGTAACACTGCTCATCCAAATACAGCCTATTATCAAGTACCCCACATTTAACTATAGCGGTAGGGTCCGAACTGTATCCAAAATCAAGTCCGGCTGCAACAAACTTGGCTTGTTCTGGAAATTCATTCACTATTTCGTATTCGGGGAAGACAAGACCTTCTGCCATTGCCTGCAATCCTAATCCGTATACAGTCCACAACACTTTGTTCTTGTATTGAAGCGACTCTATCTCGTCAATAATAGTTTGTTCAAGAAATGGATTATCCTTGTAGGTCGAAATAAAGTGATATGTACGTGGGTCCTTGTTCAACTCACACAACCAATGTTCGTCCGAAAAGGATGGATTGTAATCAACAATGGAAAAATCGGTAGTACGCATAACGAGCTGTTGCCATTCCAGGAATGAAATTTCGTTTGCCTCATTGCAGTATAAGATATTTCGTTTACGACCTCTGATCTTCTGCTCATCATCTGTCGAGAAAAACTCAACAAATGAACCGTTCGGAAGTGTATAAATCATTTCAGACTTATTCATACATCTATTATCCCATATCTTATACTTATCCTGCATAATCTCTTTAAAATCGCGAAACACAGAACCTTTTAACGCAGGCAATGTCTTTCGGACAATGGATAGAGACTTTTTGTTTGTGAGGATATGAGATAATAGATAGATAAGGATGTTGTACGTCTTGCTACTACGCGAACTACCCTGAGCAGAGACAACCTTATAGCCGGAGTGGATGGCATTATCAACTTCTGTAAATATTTTAGTCGTTTTAATTATCGCCATGATCCGCGTCCTCCCTCTTATCAATGACCTGTATTACAAAACCACTTCCTTCTTCTTGTTTTACCTCTTGCTTTATAGGAGCATCCCAACCCAACAGCTTAGATAGCTTATCTATTGCATCAATCTTATTATAGAGCTTTAACTCATATCCTTTATCTGTTGATTTAATCGAAAGAATGGAACGTTGTATGCTTGACGGTAATTTAGAGATATCTTTGATCAGGATTGTTGTAAACATCTCATTAGACTTTACCTCCAACGCGTCGACAATATTGGCACGAGCAATATCGGCAAGAATCCCTACCGCTTCGTCTTTGGTTATATCAGACCGGTTCCTCATTTGAGACTGGAGCTCTCTTATCCTTAGGGCAACCTTAGGGCTGTTCAAGAGCTTCGAAGACTCTACCCAAATTGCATTGTCCGACTTACCATTACATCTATATGCCCGTCGATAAGCCTCAGAAGCGTTTCCGCATTCGAGGTAGTAGTTGCAGAACATTTCTTGTTTTTGTGTCAACGCCATGCTTTTTATAATTAATTGAGTCAAATTTAAATAGCATAGGCCAGCTATAGGAAGGATCATTACAATTATTCACGACAACAGAACCATTGTCGTGAATATTGTTAATTGAGTGAATATTATCCAATCCTATCCATTATTTCGTTATATATACGATGGATATCTTGTCTAAAGTATTTATACAGCTGATAAGATAGATACAACCCGTTTAAATTATCGGAAATAGTGGATTTCCCATTGAGACCAAATACTTCAGCAAGTTTATCCCTTAATCCCCTTTTCATTTTTCCATCGGCAAGAGCACCGGGAGAATACAAAATTAAAATTATGAAAATGAATTTCTTTCTTTGGGGGACATTAGCTCGAAAAACTTCCTGCTGAGAAACAATCTCCTTAAACCATTCATACAATGTCGGGATCATATCTAAGTCTGTCAAGATAGGCTTGGTTAATTCTCTTTCTCTTTCTGATAATCTTGCTTTTTGATCCCTGATAGATCGTATTTCAACGATTTTACTAAACACGCACGGCTTCTGTTGTAAAGACATAATAATCCATTTTAAATTAAGCCGTTTGCACAAAATTACAAATTAATCCTCATATCAACAATACATTGTTGATAAAATATCTTTTCGTAGTTATCTTTGCCCGAAAAAAAACATGAGCGAAGAATTAAAACAGCTAATAGCCTGGTTTGAGAGCTACCAAGTGACGTTTAACGAGATCCGGTTAAGCGAGTGTGAGAATATATTTGATTTAAGCAAGTACATTGATGTGCATGTCAGATCGGTTAAGAGGAATTGGGATAATCCGACCTTTGCAAGTGATATACTGAGGTTGCAGAGGCTTAAGAAGGTGTTGGAGGAAAGAGGATAAAAATAAAGCCGGAGGTTATTCCGGCTTCTTTTCTTTATATTTAATATTCCGCTCCAATTCTTTTGCTAACCCAGACATATTTATAGTTGGAAGCAATATTGTTTGTATTCCAGATAATGCCGAAAGATTTGCTATGTACGCTCTTATATAAGGGAACAAAATAGCAGGAGCATTATGCAAAAGGAACGGCATTGGAATATCACCATTTTCATCTTCTACATATTTAAATGTTGCGACCGCTGATATTTCTATAAGAAATGATTCTGCTTTATCTTTAATAGATGTTTCCAATGTCAACTCGAAGATTTTTTGATCCTTATCAATTAATCCTTTAAGTTCAAAGTTGAAATTTATTGTCTTATCCATTTTCTTGTTTGACACATGGATAGTAGCATCTTCTATTATATATTTCTCAAAAGAAAATTTTGCTTTTTTTACTTCGCCCATACATGTTTGATTTAAGCAGCTAAAGCATATGAACAATAATCTGAAATATTATTGTTATATACCTTACTTGATTTATACTTTAAGTTTTCAGATGTACTCATATCAATAACCCTATTATTATTGATATCATAAACTTTTGCGTTTTTAGAACAAGAAAAAAGCTCCTTTTCTATGCTAAACAAAATATCGTTATTTGGAAATATCCTATCCAAAGAAAGAGCAAAATTAATCTCGTCATTACAATAATTTCCATTATTGTTAATTAATTCGCTCGGATACACACAAATACGATGCTTAGACCCATTATCTGATATCTCATAAACAAATCTAATCCACGGATATTTGCAAATCATCGTGGAAAACCATTGTTCAATGTGTTTCTTTATTGTCTTCATATATATTTCCAAATTGTGCATTCAACTTTTGTTTCAAACCTTCAGACATCTGTTTTGCGAGTGTACTATCATCCGCTTTTAAAAGGACATCTTTATAGTCTGCGTCAATTCTTAATGATTTTAAAGCTCTGAAGCATTGTACAATCCTTAAAGATTGTGACCTATTGCTTATTCGATTTGAAATCTCTGTTATAATATACTCATGACTTCCTTTTTCCCTTTTTTCATTTTGAGTATTGTAATCAATAGGCCTCTTATGATGCGCTAAAATATATTTCATCTGCATCAATCTACTATAATAAGAGCAATGTACACTTGCATTGTATATTCTCTTATTTATAAGTTCTTGAGCCGCTTCCATATATTCAATTGACTTTAGTTTGATATTAGGCATTGCTACTGCATATATAACAAAGCCTCTGCCAGGGTTGATTACCTAACGAGGCTCCTTATTCATTTTCACAGTGCAAAATTCGCTCTTTCATTCCAAATAGGCAAAAAATTTAACACTTTACTCATATGTTTTATGGCATGTTAGATTGTTTGAGCTTCCATATTAGTAAAATATGGAAATAAAAACACCTAATTTATTCATCTAAGCTGATGATATCATGCAAAGCCATGACCTTATACGCGGCTGGCCTTCCTTGTGCCGTTAGGATCATGACATCAACATAGTATGCACTTTTTATAGGATTAATCTCATACCTCAAAATCTCATCCTCTAAGACCTTAGAATCGAATAAAAGAGCTAAAGCCTTGCTTGATATAGCATCGATTATAGCCTTATTCCCTACACCCTCTCCTTTCCTTACTTGGTAAATGGCCATTAATTGCTTCTTGTATACATCCCCATTGTCGGAAACAGACCTTATTTCTTTTTGTTCATAATCTGATTTGTTTTGTATGCCATTCCCCTCAATATAGTTAAATGTACACCCGCTATATAATATGGAGTCAACATTTCCACGTATGACCTGAACAGACATAACACCATTTCTGTCATTAGCTGGAACCGAAACCATGTCATGCACATTTCTTAGATCAGCAGGCGTTAACTCCGGCTTAAAGGAAGATCCCTTCACATAATAATCGTATATGCTTTTTATGTGTTTTGCAAAATCAAGAATCAAGTTCGAATTTTCCACAAAAGGGATAATACCCATAGTAGCCAATTCAACAAGGTGAATATCAATACTACCTTCAATGATTTTACTTACGTACAATTTGGCATTCGCCTCTTCTTTGGATTTCCCGTTTTTCTGGGCAAAAGACGCAAACAAAGCTCCAAAGGCATTCATCGTCTTTGTAAAGTCTGCGACTTCAACAGGCTGTGAGTTCTCTATATGAATCCTTAATATGTCTTGTTTGTTCTCTTCCATGAAGATTTTATTTTGATATGCAAATATACTATTTTCCAATCAAATCACCTTCTCCCCTACATTCTGTATTCGCAGGTGTAGGACTTGCCGGAGTGGTGGTAGTGCCAGAGGAAGAGAACTGCCAGTCTTCGGATTGATTGTCGTTCTTCTTTTTTACTTAATCAATTAGCACTTTTTTACTCAAACCGCAGTCAATTCACGACCTACGTTTCTAATTGTCTGCAATATTTCGTTGTAACGCTCTTTAGATGGCTTTTTCGTCCCGCTTACATATTGAGCAAACAAGCTCTGTGACATTTTCATCCTGCGAGCAATCGCAGATGCGTTAAGTTCCGGATGCGCAATAAACACGTCGTATAACGGATTGGAAGGACGTTCCATGAAAAACCCCTCAAAACTCAAATCTTCATCTATACCCTCCCAGTGGATACCATCATTACTCAACGTGAAATCCGAACGCTGTTCTGGTGTCGCAAATCTCAATCTTGGAAAGTCTGAAAACTTTTCGCAAGCCTCTTTGCCATCGGCGGTGCGAATCCACACTTCCGTATCGGTCAACCAAACTTTTTCTACAACAATATTTCCCATGACTCAATTTATTTAGCTTTATTAAAAAACTTATTCCAATGTTCTGCTATAATCTCTTGGTTTTCTTCTATTACTGATTCAACAAGTTTTATTTCTGACGACTTCAACCCGTTATTTGTTACCAAAGCAACAGGGAACAATGTAAATTTTGCACTTATATTCCCTTTTGTTACATGAACATGAATAGGTTCATGGTCGTTTGCGTAAAAAGAGAAGCGAAAACCAAATAAGATGAATATCGTAGGCATATCTTGTTTTTATTATTACGACACAAATATAGGTAATTATTTTATTACCCACAAACATTTTACTGGTTTTATTTGCAGTTCAGTGACTTGGGATTGCCTGTTAGGATGTAAAAGCCCGGTCAGCCGGGCTTTTACATCCTATCTACAAATAATGTATTTATTTAATCACTTCCTTATATATTGGATTATCAAAATCTACATCCGAAATATTTAATCCTATTGATTTCAAATAGACAGAATATTTTTTATTAAGATTATCCAATTCTTTATTTCTAAAACTTTCATTATTACTGATTATAACATTTCTAAAGGATAAACTATTTATTATATTTCTTAATAACAACACCTTTGCTTCTTCTTTCTTGCCAGACGCAATCAGTACACAAAAATCACGTTTCCAATCAAACTTATCTTCTCTATTTTCCGTATTTGATAATGCAGTTTCAATTTTAGATACATTATTAGTCATCCCCCAAATCTTAAAAAACAAAATGATCTGCAATATTCCAAACACGATAATCACAATCGAAACAAACAATGTAATACTTTCCATGATAATCTATATTTAAGTGTTAATAAATCATTCTACTTTCTTCAATTCAAGTTTGGCGCCGCAATTAGGACAGTGTAAGCCTGTTCCTTGTTCCTTTGCAATCTCACTAGGAGAGGCAAACAACTGCCACATAGGGACATTTAAGGCTGTAGCAATCTTTTCATAAGAGGCAATATTAGCAGTGCCATTAATTTGAGTGGATAACGTTACTCGACTAATCCCCATTTTATCGGCCAGTTCGTTGATCGTTACACCTTTCTCTTTCAATAAATCCTTTATTCTATTCATAATCTTTTCTATTACTTGTTGCAAATATACCTCAAAAAGCGAAACGTAAAATAAACCACTTACAAAATAACGTTAAATGTATGCATTTTTACTATCATTTACTTTGTAATGTAAAACAAACTACTTACATTTGCATCGTAATAATAAAACAACAAGACAATGGAAGCACCAAAGTACAACAAAGCAAGAATCATGAAATCCGCTTGGTCAATGTTCAAGGCTGGCAAGAAGTACCGCAATCATGTATTGACGTTCAGCGAATGCCTAAAAGAGGCTTGGAAGGACGAAAGAAGTTCCTATGACAAGGCGATGAAGATGTACCAGCTTTTCAACTTGAATAAGAAGCAATGCGAAAGCCAGGATGCAAAACGCAATGTTGGTACTTGTTCTATGGCTTTCATGGCTAACACACTGACAAATTACTATGCTAACAATAGATATAATGGAGATTAATATTATGACAACATTAGATGTACTGAAAGGAATCCAGCGAATCATGATCGAGAAACTGATCGCAAAGAGTGACATTATAATATCTGTCTCTTCCCGGCCGGAAAGATCGGAGTTATCTATCTATGTACAGAATACCGATTATGTGGTTCTGGCGCATGAAATATTTATCGACGATACTGGGATTGACTTTAAAGAAGAAAATCGAAAGGCGTACGTTCGAATCTGGGAAACAATCAATAAGCATACAAGAATATCTGTCGCTTCATAATATTGCTACATAAAACAAGATAAATCTGCATGTTGGGGCTTCGTACCCAACGTATCACGTTTGGATGTCCCGCCGGTAATGTCGCCGGCGGGTTATGTAAAATTGAATATATAATCTAAAACCGACTTATTAACCTTGTTAATAATCGAAAAGTCCTTCTTTATATACAAATCTGTAACTGAAAGATTCTTATCAACATGGTTCAAGGCTTCATCTATGGTTGACTTATCAGTATTCAAATCATTTCTTGCTATCGTGGCCCAAGAATGGCGGGCTGCATAAAATTCAAGATCGGGAATACCAATCTTTTTTCCAACAGCTTTCAATCCTTTATTTAGAGCGGCATTAAATGTCGACTGATCGGCATACATTTGATAAAACCTAAAAACTCTTTTTCCTGTTTTATCCATGTACTTTTTAATTATGGGCAATATGAGGGGATGTATCTTTATTCGAATCTTTGCGTTGTCACTTCTGCGATCCTTTGTTTTAGTCCGACAATATACAATTTCGCTATTCTCGCATATTTCCGCATTGTACAAATCAACAGAGTTCATTCCAATAAGACAGAATGATAGTATAAAGCAGTCCTTTGCCAGATTATAACGATTTTCTTTATTATTTCCCCTACTTGTAGTGTCATAGGGCAATTTTATTATCTCCCGGACAAGATCAGCACTAATCGCTCTTTTTTCAGCAATATTCTGACGAGGAACCTTATATCTTGAAAATGGAGAATAAGGTATCAATATCCTTTTTGCATCTTCGTCGTTGTATTTTTGTTTCGCATAAAAATAAACATGCCTCATACTGCCAAGATACAAAGACACCGCACGGCCTTTCCCAAGATAAGTCTCATATTTTTCCAGAAAAGCAACAGTTATTTCCGAAACATCCAACCTATCCCTTCCTATGAATTTAATAAGAGAGTTTAGCGCCGATCTGTAATTTTTCAAACCTTTCTTATCTGCATTCTCATCTATGTAATCACGAAACACTTCTATAAAATCGATAGAGGCTATTTCCGGCTCACACAGATAATCTGCCAATTTATCTATAGTCATGGTATTAATTGCAATAGAAAGTTCATTTGCTTTTTTTCTGTATAGCCTTATCAAATCATCTATCTGATCTAATACTTTCTGGTTTTTGATTTTGCCTGATCGCGTCATATCATCTTTGGTGATATAAATGCCAGTCGGCAATCTCTTCAACTGTCTGTTATGAGTGACAAGTATCTTTACATTAAAAGTACCGTCCTTCCGCTGCTTTTGTACTTCATGCTTAAATGTGGCCAT